AACGTATTTTTTAAACTATTATATTATATGTAAGACAATTATTTTGGTTATGTATTTACGAACATTTCGTTATGTTATGTATGTTTAAGTATTTACTTAATCGGATTATTAATAGAATCTTGTTCCTATTTTACATTAGCATCAATTTATAGCATCACTTTTTAAGTAAATACTGTTCTCAATTGACAATTATAATCCTATTCCTTATATTAAATGTCATTCAGGAACATTTTAAGTATACTACTTATTCCGGATTTATAATAATAATATTAATTTTGTTCTCAATTGACAATTATAATCCTATTCCTTATATTAAAGGGATAATAGGAACATTTTTTTTTATTAATCAAAATCTATAACAAAATTATCTTTAGTTACTTCAATTTTATATTGTATTCTAGAATAGGCATTTGTAGGATTAACATAATATCCAGAATCAATATTATAAACAGACATTCTTTTACGATGAACTAAAGAATTAGTTATATGTGATTTAATTCCTGCTTTTGATACAAGCAATCCACAATAACATAATACTTTAGATGAAATTATCTCTTTTTCTTCATCATTTAATTCTTTTTTATTAAATAATTCTCTAACTTGTTTATAATGTTTTATATTTTTTATTTCTCCATATGAATTATATTGTATTTCTTTACTATCCATTATATATATATATAATATTATTTACTGTAAAACACGATTATATATAATTATTTATTTAAAAGTTGTTTTCTCATATATTTTTGATTACTTAATTTTTTTCTATTTTTATAAAGATCATCATTATTATATTTATTTCTATAATAATTTTTTCTATATTCTTTTAATTTTTTGTGTGTTTCAAAAAGATGAATCATTTGTTTAATATCATCATCATTATATTCATTTAATAAATCCATATATATATATTATATTTTATATTTAAAAATATATCTTTTTAATTGTGATTTATTCATTTGTGATAAACTGGGAGATGGTTTACAAGGTCCGATTACTGAATTTTTAACTTTTTTCGCTTGATCATATAATTCTTTTTTAGTTTGTCCTTTTCTTTTAGTAGGCATATAATATATATATTTTTTTATCCTCTATATTTTCTATAATAAGATGCTTTTCTTTTTGGTTTTTCAGATACTATTTCGTCTTTTTTTTTTACTTCTTTAACTTCTTCTTTTGGTTCTTCTTTAACTTCTTCTTTTGGTTCTTCTTTAATTTTAATAGTTTTTTTATATTTTCTTGGAGGCATTATAATATAAATAATATTTTTTTTTTATATTATTTACATATGATTATTTTTCAAAAATATTTTGTTTCTTTTTAGATTGTTTCTTTTCTTTAAGAAATTCATAAATGGAGGTCTGACGAAGTGTTTCTGATTGTTTAATTTCTTCTTTTGTTAGTTTAGGCAATGGTTGCTTATTCTCTATTTCTTGTTTTACTTTAAATTTAGGATTAGATTTTACTTTTATTTTTCTATACATTATATTTATATAAGATAATTAATTAAGAATAACTGACTGCTACTCTCCCTGCTTGGTCTATTGAAAACATTCTTTTAACTGTGATAAATGTGTATAAATTACTAGCAACAAGACCAGATGTAGATGATAAACGATATAATTCTAAATCAATTGGAATATTTCTACATTTAATATTATCAAATTTCATTCCTATTGCTGATTGATGTCCTTTCATATTCGCGTAACTTGCTTGACCATTCCATGTTCTATCAGTTATTCCTTCAGGTTGTAATTCATTATATAATGAATAAGGAACCTCTGGATAATTATTTCCATACAAACTGCCTAATAAATTATTCATCATAGCATAATTCATATTTTGAGGATCTATTCCAAGTTGGTTCTGATTATTAATTGTAATCTGGAATCCTTTACTATCTTCACAAGCTACAGAATTATATTCTCCAAAAGCATATCTATATACTGCTGCAGTATTTAAACTCGCATTATTAGATGCTACAAATGATTGAATTGTTTTTCCAGCACCTCCAATTTTAAAATTTAATCTTGAAGAATTTGTTGATGTAGCATCTGCTAAAATATTATTAGTTGATTGAATATCTGAATAAAATGCATTAAAACCATTTTGACGAAAATTATCTTCAATAGCATTCATTCTTTGATTACTAAAAAATACGTGATCACATATAAGCATAATTTCTGATTGATCAATTGGATTAGGATCTGTTAATGTAAAAGAACCTGAATCATCTGTTACAATAGCTCTTGCACCAGGTAAACCATTTTCTTGTTTCCATACAATCTCAACTGTTACTTCATCACGAATTAAATACATAGGCAAATCAGTAGAAACAAAACCAGGAAATAAAACAGATAAAGGAATAGAACCATTTGAACCAGCATTAGATAAACTTGCTATTTGAGATAATCCTCCACTATTACTATCTGCTGCAGAAGATAAATTTGCTCCTAACCATCCAACCCCATCCCATACAGAATCTGTTGCATCAGCAACAACACCAAATGCATTGTCAGTTAAATAAGTATAATGATCTATATTCTGTTTTGTATCTGTTGATGTAAAAGCCCAATTAACAATATTAAAATAATGTCCAAAATTAGAACTTGTACAAGCAACTTTTGAACCAAATCTTAAAATTGCTCTATCAATTAAAGCAGCCACACCTGTCCCCATAGGATATGCAACGTGTAAGTCATTAGCAGAACTACAATTTGCTTGTAATACAATTTTTGTGTTTTTCATATCTAAAATTCCAGCGTTATTTAAAACAAATCTACAAGAATTATCATTTATTTGATTTGGTAATAAATATTGAGTATCAACTCGGGCCTCTTGTGGAACAGAGTTTGCATTATATTCATCTAAATTTACTTCAGAGGGTAACATTAAACTTTTAATATCAGACATTCTATAATATTATAAAGAAAATAATTTTAATCTTTTTTTTATTGTATAAATAATTAATAATGAACTATTATTTAAAATATTATAAACAATATTATTTATTAAATAGAGATGAATTACTTAAAAAACAAAAACAATATTATATAAAAAATAGAGAAAAGATTTTAAATATAAGTAGAGTATATAGACAAAACCATAAAGAATATTATAAAAATTATTTGAAAAAATATTACATTGATAATATTCAAAAACCAAAAAATAAAAAAAAAAAATATTTTAAAAATGAGTATATACAATTTTCAATATCTCATAATAAATATATTATTCATTTTAATTAAGAAGATACTGCTATTGTTCCATTGGTAAAATCTGCTCGTCGTTCTGCTAAAGCATATATATATGCTGTAGTATTAGCAAATGTTCCTTTATTATCTGAATCTACTTGAAGTCCTAAAGGTTCAAAAGTAAAATCTGAAGAACCATCAAGAACAGATAATTGACCAGTTCCAATACCGGCACATTTATCACCTATGAGATCTTCTTTTACGCTTGGATTGTGTTGATTGAACCATAATGTATTTTCTGATGATCCTTGCTGATATTTATTATCAACATATGGCATAACAGAATCTAAATAATATTTAACTATTTCTGCTCTTCTGTCTGCTGTATGGTCATCTGCAGCTTGATAGTTGTTGGTTTTTATATTGGTAGATAATGTAAATTTGGCTGGGAATAACTCACCGCCTTTTGTCATTGTTAATCTATCCCATGGAACTTGATCAGGAGTAGTGTCATATATAGCATATGTTTTATTTGAATCAGCATCTAATGTAGTAATATTATTAATGTAACTACTTGTTACAAAATTAGCAAATATAGAATGAACTTTTGATAATCCTAACTGTAATGAAACATTAGCATTATCTGATTGAATAGTTGTTAAATAATTTGTATAATCTCTCCATCTAATAGGAGCAGGATTATTGGCACCTTGAGACACAACTGACTGCCAGTTTTGATTAATTTCAGCACCAGATGGTTGTCTATTTTCTTCTTCTCTTACTGAATCAGTATAAGATTTTACGTAATCACTTCTTAATCTTCCTGCCATCTGTTCTTCATCTGTTCCAACATATGTCTGATACATAAGTTTAACATCTTGTAATTCATATGAATATTCAGTAGTCGCAGTTGCTTGAGATGTTAGAGCAGAACCATCACTTGCTAAATTAAAATTAATTTTTAATCCTCCGCAACCATTTTTTAATGTTGAACCTAAATACCAATTTACACCAATTATAGATCCTACATAAGGACGTATAGAATAAGATTGTAGAAGAGTTGGAGCAACAACTCCATAAATTCCTACATTAGAAGAATTATATTCAATACCTCTAGATATTCCTGCTTGTTGTTGTGATGAATCAGCATCATATCTATCTGCTAATCCATTTGATAAAAGAGTTGATACAAGTCTAGGATAATTATTAATATTTGATATTTGTTGATTTGTTGAATAACTATGTACAGATATAGAACTAATTAAACCATGTAAACCACATTGAGGACTTACATAAACTTGTTGTGCTACTGCTTCAGCGTTAGTACCATCACGAATAACAAATTTAAAACAAAGTTTTACAGAAGAACCAATTAAAAATTCAGTATCTGATTCTTGAATATTAAAGGCTAAATTAGTATTACCATTTTTATAACTAATTATTCCATCAGCAGGTTGAGAATTGGGATCAATTATATAAAATTTTCTTTGAGGCATTATATTATATAAAAGAAAATAAATTTAATCTTTTTTTATTGATAAAAAATATATATTAAAATGTTCTTAATTGACAATTTAAAGTCTATTCCTTATATTAAAGGGATAATAGGAACATAATTAAATATACTTGTAGGATATATTATATATTTATATGATGAAAGGTTACATTTATAAAATTAAATGTAATATAACAAATGAAATATATATCGGTAGTTCTATAACTATAAACAATCAAAGATTATACAAACATAAAAATTATCATTCTACGTGTAAATCTAAAGATATAATAGATAGGGGAGATTATATTTTTAAAAAAATTGATATAAGAGATTTTCCTAATACATTATCTCTAAAATTAATAGAGAATTTATACATTTTAATATGTAGAAAATATTGTAAATGTATAAATAAAAAAATAGCATATAGTACACCTTCTTATAGAAAACAATATATTATTAATTGGCATAAAAACAAAAATTATAATTTAACAAAAAAAGAAAAAGACATAATAAATAAAAAAAATAGAACAAGATATAATAATGATTTAGAATATAAAGATAAATTATTATCAAAAAATAAAAAATGGAGAGATATGAATAATGAAAAAGTTAACAATAAAAAAAAAGAATATAATAATAAATATAATAAAATTAGGGTTAAATGTCCATATTGTAATCAGGAATTATTAAAAAAATCATTAAAACGACATATTGATAGAAAACATATTTAATTTATTGTTCAAAAGATACACCATCTTTAGAAACTATTAATGTTTTATTATTTACTAAATAATTATTAAACATAACATTATTAGAAAGCGATGAACCGGAAACAACATTCCAATTGCAAGATAAATCTTTGTTATTAAGTCTCATCGCGCCACCATAAACACTAAAAGAACGACCTACAGCAAAATCAGTTTTAAATGTTTCTAGTGATTTTGTTCCCCAAAAGTTCTCATTACATTTCATTAATTCATGGAGGTGTTGTTGAGATACTTTACTTTGAGCGTTTAATTTAACTAATGAAACAGGGAGAGATGGTTGATTAGCATTATTATAATGATAATTATAATTATCATATGCGTCATACTGTCCTGTTATTAAATCGTTTGTTGCACTATCAGCAGTTTGAGAATTCATAGGAATAGTTAAAACTCCTGATGATGATGTAGCATTAGAATTAATATAATTTACAAAATTTGTAGCACCAGATTGTTGATTAATCTGAACATTATCAATTGCTTTAAAATTATATCTAAATTGATTTTCATCAATTAAATCAATTAGAGAATCTTTCCAACTATCAGGAACGTTACAAACAGCAACCTCTATGGAGGGATTTGTTACTGTATATGTACAAGTTGCTAATTCTGTTCCAGTAGCTACAACATTAGCAGCTGTTGTATAATTAGTTCCAGGAACAACAGCAACAGCTATTTCTATACGATATAAATTAGTATTAATATCACATTTTGATATTGTTCCTGTTAAAGTTGGTTTACCTGCTTCAATTATTTTAATTCCCATACCAACATTAAATGGATGTCCAGGCATCTCATTATCGTGATCTATACCTTTATTTGGATCATCTTTAATAGATATTTGTGTTTCAGATACTCCAGATGGTAGTGCAACGCCTAATGATGCAGCATTAGTTGTATCATCATCATTTAATTGAGGTATTACTTTTAACGCTCTTAAATTGTCTTCTAATTCTACATGAACCTGTAGAGGAGCAAACGAATTGCCCCATACTACATCATTATCAAATACTTTAGACCATAATTTAAGACAAACACGTTGTTTTAAATCTTTTTTAGCAACTGTTAGAGCAACAGAACCATCACCAACATAAGATTGTAAAAATGGATTAGATATAATTTTATTAGATAGATTATTAGGTTGTGGATCTGCTAATTCTGTTAAACTTCTTGAATTTTTCTCTCCATTTGTTAAACTATAATGATATTGATTGGTTGCTAATACATTATAATTGTTAATTGTTTCAATAGTCCTATTTGTTGTCTTTTCTACTACTCTTAAAGATTTAATAATTCTTTGAACTCCTGCTTCTGGAAATTCACATCCTGCTACATTATTATTTAATGCGATATCAAAATGTAAAAGACATTCTCTTAAAGATATAAACTGGTGAGCTCGTGGAATATCAAAAACTATTTTGTTTTTTTCTACAAAAGTATTCCCATTAGCACTGGGGATCAAAACACGTTCAGAATCAATAGATACATCATTTGACGCTTTAAAAAGTTTATTTACGGACATTATATTATATATAATATTTTATTTTTGAGAATTAAAAGGATAAAAAATATAATTTAATCACTTGTTGAAATTCCTCCAGATAATTCTTGTTGTCGTGATTTAGTAGCTGCTGATACATTTACTAATGGCATAGACATAGAATCTATTTCATTTTCATTCTTTAAATCTTCATCATATTTTCCTTGTTCTTTTTTTGCTTCTTGTGCTTTTTTAACTCCATGAACTGCTGTATATATTAAAGATCCTACTGCTCCTAAATCAACTAATACATCAAGTCCAGGAATTAATTGCGATATTCCCAAACCAGCACCTTCTTCTACTGCTTCTGTTCCAACAGTTTTACCTACATCTTCAGTTACATCTTTTCCTACATCTTTTCCTACATCTTCTCCTACAACATCTGTCATTTCTGTTTCAGTAGGTTCATCTGTTTTAGGTTCTTCATTAGTATTTTGAGATTCATTAACATTATCTTTTATATCAGAAATGTTTTTAGCACCTTTACTACGAACATTTGATAATGCACTTTTTAATTTATTAACAGAATCAAATGTACCTTTTGTTGCGATTAATCCCATATTAACCATCCCCATGGTATTATCAAATCCTGTTTCAGATTTTAATGCTTTATTTAGAGCGTCAGTTGCTAAATTTACTTTATCATCTGCTAATGATTTTAAATATTGTCTAGTATCACCTGAATATTGTTCTGATAATTGTTGTAGTTGACTTTCTAAATCTGCCATTATATTTATTTAGAATATTTTATTTTAATATTAAATCTTTTTTCTGTATCTCTTATTGATTCACTTAATGATGGTTTATTCCAACTTATATGTTTACTCCAAAATCCAGCAGTTTTAATTCCTGATTTTGTCCAATTTTCTCTTTTTTTATGTCTATCAATATATCTATTTTTTCTTTCTTTATCTTTATGTATAGTATAATCACTCATACCTTTTGATCCGAAATGAATTGTTTTTTTATCATCAATTCTAATCATATATTTTTTATTTGGTTTATTACTTTTTTTTAAAGTTATATTCATTATATTATATTAATATAATATATGGCAACTAAATATAAAAAAAAATATGTTCCTAAATCATTATCTGAAGAAGATAAAAAGAAACAAGAAAAATCTTTAAAAGAAAAAACTATAAGACCTAAATTAAAATCTTTTCAATCTAAACCATCTAAATATACAGAAGCGTTTAATAAAAAATATGGAGATAAATTATCTAAAATGAAAGGAGGTAAATCAAAAAGAAATATAGCAAAAGTTACAGGAATTCCTTTTAAAGCTTTAGATGAAGTATATAAAAAAGGAGAGGGGGCATATTTTTCAGGAGGTTCAAGACCAAACCAAACCCCATCATCTTGGGCACGTGCTAGAATGTATTCTTATATTATGGGAGGTAAAACAAGACAAGTAGATAAAGAAATAACTAAAAAATATAATGTTAAGTTTTCATAATAATATATTCTATTATATATATGTCTAAAAAAGATTTTGATAAGTTAAAAAAAGGTGCATTATCTAAAATGTTAAAAATTCCAGAAGAAAAAAAGATTCCATTTTATTTATTAAATTCAATAGTTAAATCTAATAAAGGAGATATTGTAAAATATAAAGATAGAGAAATTAAAGTAACAGAATTAATGAAAAAAAGAGCAAATCTTGCTATAAGTTTAAAAAGAATGAATAAAAAGAAATAAATATTATATTAATGTTTAATCAATTAAATAAATTAAGTAAAAAAGAATTAATATTTATCATAATGAATTTACAAAAATATTCAAACAAGCATTTTTATTTTAAAGATAGTCTTATTAAAAAAGATAAATCAATAAATAAAATGATTCCTAAAGATAAAGAATTTTATTGGATTAAGTAATTTATATATATATATATATGTTCCTGATTGACATTTATAATCCTATTCCTTATATTAAATGTCAATTGAGAACATTTTAAAAATATATATATATATATATTTAAATTAATAATTTTTCATCCTCATATAATAATTGTTCAAAATTTTTATATACTTTCATGTCATCAAGATTGAGATATAAGAAATTATATTTATCATCTACACCATTAAATACATACTTATACATTTTATTGAATACTTCTGTTCCACCAAATAAATCGCCGAATTGTTCTTCACATTTGGTATATTCTTTTTTATTTCGGATACGTTTCAATAGCAATATCCGTACATTGGCTCTGATTAATGATGAAAATCCTTGATTAATAGATTGTGCTGATAAAATAATATTTAAATTTAAATGTCTAAATCTTGTACAGAGTTGAGATATTTTACTATTATTAGAACCACAACCTTTTGGATCAACACAATCATCTAATAATAATAAACTGAATGGTTGATGTTTTATAGCATCCATATCATCTTCATCTATTTTTTGATTATCTACTATAGCATCTATAACATCATCAGAATAAGTATCAATTAAAACAGCATTATCATCATCACGAAAAGCAAATGCTGATCTATCATTATAAATACTTGGGCTCAGGATATATTTCATAGAAAAGCAATTATTATAATAATCATCGTGATATAATAAATTAGTAAGTAAACTTGTTTTACCTGTAGCCACGCCTCCCAGTAATAAAATTAATTGATTTTTAAAAATATCTGGAAGAATAGGATTTAATTCTTTTGTTCTTTCAGTTTTTAAATCTTCTCTTTCTTTTAATTTTCTTATTTTTAATGGTTTAAATTTTTTATTTTTACAATCTTTCATTATATTATTATAAGATTTTTTTATGAAAATATATTTAAACAATTAAGCATATACTAATATGATGATAGGTTATATTTATTATATACTTGACTTAACTAATGCTGATATGTATATTGGGAGTTGTTGGAAACATCAATGGAATGAAAGAATAAGACACCATAGATGTAAAAATAATAATTGTTCTTCTAAACAAATTATTGATAATAAAAAATTTATATTTGAAATTTTTGAAGAAAATGAATTTGAAAATTTATCTGATAGACTCCAAAAAGAACAAGAATACATGAATAATAATATAAATATAAATTTACATTATGCTTATGGAAAAGATCCTATAAAAACAGAAAAACAATTAGAGAGAAAAAAACCAAGAAACAGAGAAAGAGCAAAAGAACATTATTATAATAATAGAGAACAGAAATTACAATATATAAAAGAATATAGTGAAATTAATAAAGAAAAAATAAAAAATTATAAGGATGATTATTATAAAAAAAATAAAGATAGATTAAATCAAGAAGGAAGACAAAAAATTAATTGTCCTATTTGTAATAAAGAAATGAATAAAACTAGTTTATCACGACATATTAAAAATAAACACTAACTAACGAAGGTCATAAAAATATCTATTACGTAGTTGTTGTTTATTTTTATTTTTTAATTCTTTAGTTTTTTGTTGCATCTTTTGATAATATTCATCTGCATAGTATTGAAGGTCATCCATACTAAATCTATTTTCCTTTTGAATAGTTTTAGGTTTACTTTCTTTTATTACTACTTTTTTATTATTTTTTAATTCATTTATTTGTTCTTTT